CGAGCACACCTGTCGTCATACCTTTTATTTCATCTGTTGTAAACCCAAATTCACTACTCAATGTCGTGATTGTATCCGCGACATCATCAAATTCGAATCCAAGTGCTAGAGCTTCTGCTTTCGCACCTATGAGATCTCCTCGCATCTCTGTAACACCGATAGCTCCAAACTTATCACCAATTTCATCAGTCACATCAGCTAACGCAATGACAAGCGCTACCACCAAACCAGCACCTAACGCCATAGCCCAATGCTTTGCCATAAATTGTGCTGTTGTCGCTCCCACGGATTTAAATTTTTCAGAAAATGCTTTTGCGCCTGCGTCCAATCCCGTGTCTATACCAAGTGCTTTAGTGAACGCATTACTTGGAATGAAGTCGAGACCAGACGAGATACCAGACTCTATAGCAGAAGCGAACTCTTTTTCTGCTTCTTCGAGCTCTATACCCTTCGCCATCTTACCCATACCCTTCGCCATTTTTTGAAGCTTAGTAGGCGTTCCGTCCACTTCAGTATTGAACATTGTTGCTAGATCCACCCCATCCCCAAATTGTTGAAGGAGTATTTCTGCTTGCTGGGCAGATATACCCAATGCTTGTGAGAGATCACCGATTAGACCCTGTTGCACTTGAATATCATCACCAGCGCCCTTCCAGAGATCTCTCCAGATTTCCCAGGCTGGGACGCCTTGTTGGACTCCTAGCGCTAAATCTTTTGGAAGCCCTCCTACTAATTTTTCTCCAAGATTTGGAGCTTTCTTTTCAAGATCCAGAATATCCTTTTCGAGACTTCTCAATCCTTCTGAACCGCCGACTCCACTCAGCGCTGAAGATATAGCGTTGCCAACCTGTGCTCCTAAACTTTTACCTATACTGGAACCTGTTGTCTCGACAGTTTTCTCTAGCACTTTTGATAGTCCCGCGCCGACACTAACCCACTGCTTTCGAAATTGACTCGCACCTGTCTTTGCAGCTTTTTTAGTCGCTTTCCCGAGTTCTTTCCCTAAATCTTTCTGAACATCAGGCCATTGTTTTTTTATATCTTCTCCAAAATCATCAAATTCATCTGCGTGCGCAATCGGCCCATCGTATTGATATGAATCTTCATAAGTAGTTTCATATTGTTGAGAAGTTTTATTCCACTCGAGGACTACTTTATTGTATATCTTTCTTGACATTTATTTTATTCTATGGACCTTATGGTCTATCCCCATTGCTTTAAGATCATCTTCTAATTCTTGAGCATACCGATTCAATGCTTTGATATCACTTTGTATTTTAGGCTGGTCTCTAAAAGCTTTTCGTAATTTATTAAGTTTACGACTTTTTAAAAGATCAAAAATTTTATCTAATAAACCTTCGTTTAATAAATTGGCGCTGTTCATATATGATGATTTTTTCGACATATCAATTCTCCAGAAAACTATATTGATTCATATATAAATATGAAGTATAGAGAAAATTGAAAGAATTTGATTATCTTCTTTTTGGTGTGCGGGGGAGATTAGCGCGTTGAACGCCAGTAGGGGTTTTTGAAGATTTATCTAACTGTGCCTTTTCTTCTTCTTTGACTTTAACCAATTTCTGGATATAGAACTTCCGAAGATATGTCGGCATAGTGTAGACATCTTGATGAGTGAATCCCTGACCGTAATAGACAAGGGAAAAGATATCTTCGTGTATCTGAACTCTATGTTCGGGCTTTAGGCCAAAAAAACTCAACGGTCATTGGAATGTCCAATGATACCGTTTCGCCCTCCCAATAAACTTCTTGATTTAAAATAATATCTGGTGTGATTCTCGACATCTCTTCGCGAAATGCAAATGAATCTTTCGACAACATATTGTCGACAAATATATTAATGATTTTAGCAGTTGAATCGCCATCGACTGCTATAATAGTTTTTTTCAATCTTGTTGTGACTTCAGGAGATCGATTACTCAATTTCTTTACACTATTGAGTTCTTGTGTGATTTGTTTTTCTTCCTTACCTGTCAATATTCTGAACTTAATGGTTTTTTTCGAAACTGGTAATTGGAATTCAAATTCGTTCAATGAATAATCAACACCATCGGGCAATTCCTTAAATGGGCAATCTGTTAAATTAAATGTATGATTGAATTTGTCACCTGATTCGGGGCTCGTAACCTCTACAGTATATTCCGACCCGTATGCTAAAATTCTTGCTGCGATCATTACCGCATTTTTATCACCAAGAATGAGATCATCTGATTTCACATCCTTAGTTAAAATTAATGAATCGAGCAATGTATCGATCACAATACCTTTTTTAATTAAATTCTGAGAAGTCAGTATATCTTCTTCTTTAGCCGTCATATATTTTATTTCAAGCTTTCCACTATTCAATGGACTATCCTTAGGATATATCAATCCACCTGAAGGTAAATCAATAATTTCACTTGGAAATTTTTGTTGTTTTGAATCAGCCATATCGTAATCTCCTTATGATTTCGATTCAGCTACTGAGGTTTTTCTATATCCAGTAACTAATTTTTTTATTTCACCAAGTGATTTTCGTGCTCTTTGAGCAGCTGCTTTATTATGTTTTTCTGAAAATTTTATATGATTTTCCTGAAAATCATCCCATAGGTCATTTAATGTATCGTATAATTCATTTGTATTTGACATAACTATCTCCAATGTTATTATTTTTTTATCGGATATGAAACCTCTTTGATTTAAATCGTGCTCATAACCAATATATTACTTTCATATATAAATATATCTAAATATAAAAAAAGGACCTAAAATATAGGTCCTTTTTATATATTGTAATAACCGATTATATCTTAGAACTGCAATATAGCGTAATCATAACGAAGCGTTACTGCTATTTCGACAGGAGTGCTATCTTCAAAAGTCATATCGCCGAAATTAGCTGCTTGGACCCATGCGCCCTTCAAAGTCCATTCTTCCACAATATCACCAACCGGACCGAGAATATTGACCGTGACGTCTTTCTTATAAAAATCTGAATAACCATCTCTACCAGTTACAGATTCATGAGATAATCGAACCCATTCCATAACTGCTTGAGCTGCTGATGGTACGACTGGGTCGTAAAGCGTTATTTCTAATGTTTCCCATGTTGCTTTACCCTTCACATATCGTCTAATATTCATATGATGGAGTTCAACTTCTTCAAATGAAATATTTGGTCTATTGACTGCTTTGATCATATAAGCGGGAATGCCATCAATTTGCATGATATATCTATTTTTGAGTTTTGGCTCAAAGGGCGTAAACATAATATCATTGGCATCAACTAATTCGGCCATTATCTTTCTCCTAAATTTTTAAATATTTATTTCATATAATTAAATCTCATATATAAATATAGGAAAAATAAAAAAAGAGTCCGGTTTATCAGCAGACTCTTTTTTATCTATTTTATATTAAATATTTATCTTATTCAGGGAATGTCGCACCTGTAGGCTGAACTGTAAAATCTAATACAATGAATTCGGCTGTTCTAGTTGGCTGAAGGAATATCTGGCCATACAGAATATTTCTATCAACGAGATCCGGAGAATTGTTCGTTGCGTCCATCACAACTCTAAAAGAACTCAATCCAGAATTTGATTGAACTTGTTCTAGAAACGGATTTGCTATCGATAAGAAACGTTTCCTCGTTGCATTTGTGTTCTGTTCAAATACCAAAAATCTCGATGATGCAGCAATAAATTTCTTAACCTTAATTAGTAATCTTCGAACATTAATTCTATCAAGAGCTGATGATTTTTTCTGTAGCGTTTTCTGACCCCAAACTGTCACACCTTGACCTGGAAATGTAGCGATTGGGTTGACGCTAGCGTCATATAATGTATCCCTATTGCTATGTGTTAATTTTCTTTCTGCCTGAATTGCCATGTCGAGACCTCCACGATTCAATCCTGCTGGAGCGAACCATGGGTGAGCAATTTTATCATTAAACGCATAAACCCCCCCCATTACAACTGAAGGTGGGACCCAAACATTTGTTCCGAGATCAGCATCTGGAATTTGAATCCATGGATAATACATTGCTCCATAGCTAGAGTCTCTTCCCTCTGCTTCAGATGTTGCAGCTGTTATCGAAGCTTCATATAAAGTCGGATCGGCTATGACGAAACAATCACCTCTATCTTCGCACATATCAAGTGCTCTGTTAATCAAACTATCTCCTCCAGTGCCTCCTCCAGTAACTCCAGGCATTAAAACTAAATTGATATCATATTCATCTGCATTTCCTAATAAATCAATAGCATCTTCCCACGAGGCATTATCAGACGTTAAATTATATCCTTGAGCATTTGTGTCTGAAATGGCGTTGTAATAAAGATATCCGCCAGCAGGATTAGCAGTGCCGGTCGATCTTCCAAATGCATCAAATCCTACTGTTCCGTCCGCCCCTCCTGTAAATGAACCGCTATTAATTCCAGGCAATGAAGCAGAAAATGCTGCTATTCGAATATTTCCGCTTTCATCAAGATAATCTGGTGTTTCTACTACAGAACCTACTCTAACATATCTTGATTTATTTGGATAATCACCAATTTGTTGTAAATATGGATCTCCTGATCCTTTATCACTTACCGACCAATACTGATCTCCTATCATTTTAGAAATAAAATTACTTGAATTTGGATCAAGGCTCAAATCATTCCAGTTTTCAAGAGTTGTTTTTCTTTTATTGCTATCATCACCACGTCTGATTAAAAGTGAAAATGTACCTTTCTTTGGTCTCTGTGCAGAAATTTCCCAACGAATATTTTCTTTTGACCCGGACTTATAAAGAATTCCAGCGGTTCCACCATTCTCGAGGGCGCCCTCTCGGACCTCGCTACATTGACTCCAACCTAATGAACCTGTAGTATTATTCATTATAGCACCATCAGCTAATGCAGTTAATATAAAAGATGTATTTCCTGCAGTCCATAGCGCTTGAGTAGTGGAACTTCCAGTATGGGTGGTATTGGTGGCCCGACCTTTTTGTACGTTTGAAGTAGCTTTTCCATACGATCCAGCCATTATTCTAACAACAGTCAATTTCGAACCATGCTTCAGATATTCTCTGGCGGCATGTGAAGTAAAATATTGATAATAATTACTTCCACTTCTGAATGTATCTCCGAACGCTAACTGATATTCAGAATATGAATTTACAACTGTTGGAATACCGGCAGGACCTTTAACTGTCGGTCCGATTAATGCAGCTCCTATTTCTCCAATAGCGGCAGGGAGATGAGATTGATCTATCTCATTTGTAAATACACCTGGGCTAATTATTTTTTCACTTGATGGCATGTTGTTTCTCCACGTTTATAAATTATTCAGGGAATGTCGCACCTGTAGGTTGAACTGTAAAATCTAATACAATGAATTCGGCTGTTCGAGTTGGTTGAAGGAATATCTGACCATACAGAATATTTCTATCAACGAGATCTGGAGAATTGTTCGTTGCATCCATTATAACTTTAAATGCACTTAATCCAGAATTTGATTGAACTTGTTCTAAAAATGGGTTTGCTATCGATAAGAAACGTTGTCTCGTTGCATTTGTGTTCTGTTCAAAAACAAGAAATCTTGATGAACTTGCAATAAACTTCTTAACTTTGATTAGTAAACGCCTCACATTAATTCTATCAAGAGCTGATGATTTTTTCTGTAGTGTTTTCTGACCCCATACCGTTACTCCTTGACCTGGAAATGTAGCGATTGGATTGATATTTTTATCATAAAGAGTATCTCGATTGGAGTGTGTTAATTTTCTCGCGGCTTGAATCGCCATATCGATTCCACCTCTATTCAGACCAGCTGGAGCGAACCACGGATGGCCAACTTTATCATTAAACGCATAAACCCCTCCCATTATAACTGAAGGTGGGACCCAAACATTTGTTCCGAGATCAGCATCTGGAAGTTGAATCCATGGATAATACATTGCTCCATAGCTAGAGTCTCTCCCCTCTGCTTCAGATGTCGCTTGAGTTAAACTATCAGAATAAAAAGTCGGATCGGCTATGACGAAACAATCACCTCTATCTTCGCACATATTAAGTGCTTTTGTTATCAATTTACTCCCTCCAGTACCTCTATCGACTACTCCTGGCATAAGTACTAAATTGATATCATATTCATCTGCATTTCCTAATAAATTGATAGCATCTTCATACGCTGTCTTGCCGGCATTAGCGGCGTCTAAATTATATCCCTGCACATTAGCATCAGTAATATTTCTATACCAACCATATCCGCCTTGAGGATCAACACCATCTATATTATCAGATGATGTCGAATAATTACCTAATCCATCATATCCTGCAACACCATTGGAACCTCCTGTAAATGTACCGTACCATGAACCACTTCCAACTCCTGGCAATGAAGCTGAATCAGCCGGAGTATTAACGCTACCATTTTCGTCAAGATAATTTGGTGTAAGTTTTAGTGGCTCAACTCTAATATATTTTGATTTATTTGGATAAGATCCACTCAACATTAAATATGGATCATTCCCCCCACTTTGTTTCAACACCCACTTTTGGTCTCCGATAACCTTAGAAATATAATTTGGTGAATTGGGATCGAGACTTACATTATTCCAGTTTTCAAGGGTTGTTTTTCTTTTATCATTATCATCACCGCGTCTGATTAAAAGTGAAAATGAACCTTTCTGCGGACTTACTTGTGATACTTCCCAACGTAAATTATTTTTTGAGCCAGACATTAATGTATTATTTGAAAACGAGGACGAGATAATATCAGCGCTTGGTGACCCAAGGAGATGACTTGGAAACCTATTATTCATTATAGCGCCATCAGCTAATGACCAAATTTTAAACGCATTCTTGGTGTCATCATCTGCAGAAGCACTAAATACACCGATACTTCCGGTAAAATTAGAATTTTCAGCACCAGATCCAGTCGGTACATTAGCATAAGCTGGACCATAAATTCCATCCAATATCCTGATAACAGTCAA